TTACGAAGCAGCAACCGCGATCAGCAGATCCAGGAGCGACGGGTCGTCGTCGAGGCGGCGCTGAAGGAAGTAGGCCTCACTCTCGGTAAAGACCCGCTCGTCCAGCAGCAGCACTGACTCGTCACCGCCTTCCTGCTCAACTCTCACTTCGCCGCGGGGGTTGTGGACGCGTTTGACCTGGAACCGCATGCGCGGGCCCCCCTTGTCACCTGGAGAGTGACCCCCCTCTCAGGTAACCGGAAGCCAACCACACGCTTGCTCACTGTCACACCAAGAACACACAAAACCTTCAAGAATTGGCTACACGGCGGAATCGTCCTCCTCGGCGAAGATCTCGCGCGCGGCCTGCTGCAGACGCGCCCACTTGCGAAGTTCCGCGCGGCGGCGCTCCGGTGAGTCATCACCGGTGCCCCGCTTGAAGATCAGCACCGCCGCCGTGTCCTCGCCCGTGGGGAGGTCGATCACGTCCGAGTCGACGGTGCGCCCGCGCAACAGCGCGTCGATCGCCCGCTCGGACAAGCCGGCCGCCAGCTCGCCGCGGATCACGTTGACCGCCAGCTGGCGCGGTGAGTTGGTCGGACGCGCACCGTCGCCCGCATCAGGCTCGGTCTTGATCGGCTCTCCGCCGGCGAGCACGCGCTCGATCGACTCGGGGGCCCAGCCGTAGTACGTGGCCGCGAGGCGCTGGAGGGCGGCCACCTTGGCCCAGTCCGCGCTCTCGCGCTCAAGCTTCTGCACCGACGATCGGCTCACGCCAAGAGCTTCGGCGAGGTCGTCTTGCGACATGCCGGCGACCCTTCGCTCCTTGGCGAAGGTGCGCGCGAGATGCGCCCAGTCCAGGTCCATGCACTCATCATGCCTCAAATCCATGCAACCACTAAGGCTCGTTCCAGCCTTTTGACCAGCGCTTAAGGCTCAGATAACGCGCACATGGTTTCATCGCGCCCCTCTGTTCGCATGCCTCCTCACGCCGCACTGTGGTCACTGCAAGCTTTCCGCGTCGGCCGAGAGTGTCCTCAAAGTGGACGCAGAGTGCTTGCAACACAAGCTTGCGTCGTGCTTACCTGTTTCCGTGACACCGAACGGCACAGCGATTCGCTGCTTCCGCAAAGCTCGTGGTCTGAGCTTGCGCCACATGGCTGCGGTGACCGAGCGATCCAGGGGATTCCTCTCGCTCGTCGAACGAGGCCAAGCGGGTGCGAGCAGGGACACGCTGTGCCGGATCGCCGACGCCCTTGAGATCCCCGTGGCTGCGATCAACAGAGAGGAGATGTCGTGAACACGAAGGCCAGCGCCAAGACGCCCGTCCCAGAGCTCCCATTCGCGCTGACCGCCGAGGAGAGGCTGCGGCACTACACGCCGGAGGAGGTCGTCGAGCTCAGGCTGCTCCCGGTTGGCGTGCGGTGGCTGAAACGGAACGCGAACGCCAAGCGGATCCCGCACACCCTGCTCGGCGAGCGGATCACATTCCGGCTTGAGCACCTCTACGCGATCTCCCTGTCCCGGGAGATCGACCCCGCGCTCCAGGGCCGCGTGGCCTGAGCGCACGCGGGCCGTCCCGAGATCTGCAGTCCCGGAACGGCCCTGGCGATCAACCCAACCAACACCACTGAACTGGAGGGGACCGCTGTGCACCCCATGATCTCTCATCAGGCGAGCGCCACGGTAGCTCGCCGGCCCGTTGTCCCGGTCGAGCGGACCGTGCCCGAGGCCCGCCCCTACGTCGCCTTCGCCGACACCCACAACCCGGACCCGCAGGAATGGCCGACGAGCGAGCGCGCCGAGTACCTCGCCTTCGCCAAGGTTTTCGTGGCGCCCACCGCCTCCGGCTGGGAGGTGACCGAGCGCGCGGCGCACGAATCCCGCTCCCGCGTCTTCCCGACGGCCCTCGCGGCCGAGACCTGGCGCGACCGCCCCCATCGGCCCGCGATGACGTCCGGCTGCGCCTGCGACGGCGTCATGCACGCCCTGGACGCCGACGACCGCCAGCGCACCCGCAAGGCCCTGGACCGGGCGCTCGACCGCGGCCAGCACGACGTCGCCGCCCACTGCGAGATGCGCCTGACCCAGTGCCCGACCGGCCGCCCGACGAACGACACGGAGACTTCGCGATGACCGACACCACGCTCGTGCGGAAGGCCGCCGAGGCATTGCCCGCGTCGACGGGCGCCCACATGCACCGCGCCGCCGTCCTCCTGGCGGTCCTGCAGCGCCTGGACGACCCGGCCCTGCCCGAGATCGCGACCTGGTCGAGCGAGTGCCGCACCTACCGTGATGGCGCCCTCGGCGGGCCTGCGCTGACCGGCCTCTTCGCCGGCTACTTCCAGATCGAGAGGGCCCGTGAAGCCGTTCGGGCGTGGGCGGCCGCGTTGGGCACGACGATGACCGAGCGGTACATCGAGGACCACGGCCGCCGGGTGGAGCTGCACGCCGCGGCCGAGGTCGACGGTGTGCTGATCCAGGTGGGGCACTCGATCGGCGTCTACGACAGGTGCCCGGGCTGCGGCGGCCCCGCGATCGGCGACACCGTGCTGCGGCACTACACCGACGCGCCGTGTGCCGGCGCCCGCGCGCTGCAGGCCTGAGCCTCGCCCCTTGTGCTGCCGGGCGGCGCCGCTCCCCCCGCCGCCGCCCGGCTCCCCATCGTCCTGCCTGGAGGCAGCCATGTTCGGGAGCAAGACAGACCGGATCAACGACCTGACCGAGCGATGCGACGACCTGCTGGAGGACCTGGAGACTGCCCGCAAGAGGGCCCGCACCTGGGAATTCAACTACAAGCGGCTGTTGCGGCGCGTCGAGGCGCTGGAGTCGGAGAACGCCGTCCAGGCCTCGAAGCTCGCCGCGGTGCAGCCCCCGCCTCCCCCGGTCCGTGAGCGGGTGCGGCTGACGAAGGACTTCGACGTCTCCGGCGCGAACGTCCGCCGACGGGACGAGCCCGTTGACCAGGGCGACGAGCTGGCCCGGGCCCGGGCGCACGCCGCCCGGCTCGAGGAGCGCCTGGCCGAGCTGCAGGCCGCGAACGAGTCCGCCTACGCCGAGCTCGCCCGGCGCGCCGGCACCGCACCGTCGCCGGACGCGGCCGCCGCCGACGAGGCCCTGGCGGCGACCGCATGAACCCGGACGTCTACGGCGTCGGCGCGGCCGCGGTCGGCTTCGGTCTGCCGTGCCTCCTCGCGGTCTGCCGGACGCTGCACCGCCGTCCCACCAGCCAGTCCCGCGGGGAGCTCTCGCCGGGCCCCGTGGTGACCCGCTTCCGGGCCTGCCCCAACTGCCGCCGCACCCAGGCGTGCTCCGTGCACCGCGACGGCTCCTTCACCTGCCTCACCTGCATGACCACCGAGCGAGCAAGGACGAACCGATGAACCGAGAGAAGCTCATCAGGATTCTGGCGAAGGACGCACGGATCGGCGGCCCGCACCAGGCCGCGGCCGCGCTCGCCGCGATCGAGGAGGCCATCGGCGGCGAGCTGCAGCGCGGCCGCCCCGTCTGTCTGGACCGCTTCGGGACCTTCGCCACCGTGCTGCGCACGACGGACGCCCCGTCGGCCGAGGTCGGCAAGCCGGGCCCGCCGCGCGTGCACAAGGTCCCGATCTTCCGCGCCGCGACCGAGCTCCGCTCGCGCGTCAACGGCATCGCCCCGACGGCCGAGCAGAGAACCGCGTGAGCCGCCCGGGCGCGCACCGGCGCACCCCGGAGGCCTGGGAGCAACTGCGCGAACGCCTGTACCGCGCGCAGTGGGACGTCCTGGAGCTCGGATTCACGCTCACCGAAGAGCGCCAGCTGCGCCAGCAGTCCGACGCCCTGATGGGTCCTCTGGTGACCCGGGCCGAGGACGCCGAGGCCCGCGCGGCCGCCGCCGAGGAGGACCTGGAGATCGAGCGCGGGCGGCTGACCAAGGCCATGGAGCTGATCTCCGTCCTACGCAAGCAGCTCGCCGGCCCCCAGCCGCCGTCCGACCAGCAGCAGACCCAGGAGATCCGGCGGACCGTCGTCCCGCTCGGCTCCCCGACCTGGCACGCCTCCCAGTTCACCTGACGTCCGGGCACCGGAAGCGCACCACACCGACACCCCGCCATCCATCCCGCCAGGAAGCAGAACCTGATGACCACGACCAACTACCAGCCCGCACCGCCCAGCCCGGAGCGCCTCGATCAGATCCGCGAGGCCCTCGCCCGGCTCGCCAACCCCGACGTCGCCTTCGCTCGGCCGCACACCTGGGCCGCGATGCTCCGCGACACCATGGCCGGCCTCGACCAGCTCACCGCCCAGCTCGCCGCCGACCGGCCCGCGTACCGGCTCCTGGTCGGTGACATCTCCTGCGGCTACTACGCCGCCCTCGAAGCCGCCCAGGAACACGCCATGGACGTCGCCACCACGGCGGAAGGCCTGCCGCTCAAGGATCCGCACTGGGTGCCCGAGAGCGGCGAGGAAGACGCCGCCCAGGAGCTGTGCCACGTCGACGGTCACATGGACTCCGTCGGTACGGGCTACCGGATCCGGCCGGTCACCATCCACGCCGCATACGACCCCGCCGCCGCGTGGTGAGCGCGTTACCGCGGCCGCCGCCGCGCCCCGCACCAACTCCGCACCAGGGAAGGCCTTTCGCTCTTGTCCGGCTCACCCGACTCCGCCCGCACCGAGAGTGTCCGCAACGCCTGGACCCGCATGCTGCGCAACGAGATCATCCGCACCGGCGACAAGGCCGTCGCCAGGATCGCTCACGTCGGCGTGTGGCTCGCGACCTACGGCAACGCTGACGGGAGCAACTGCCTCCCTCACACGGACACTCTGGTCACGCTGACCGGCACCTCTGAGGAGACCGTCGGCCGCGCGCTCCGGGTCCTCCGCACCCTCGGACTCATCACAGGGAAGCGCCGGCCGAACGACACCACCGTCTACCAGCTACACATGCCCATCGGCGGCCAGGTCGACTGGCAACCCCATCTCCACCTCTTCACCGAGACGCGACAGAAACGGGCCTGGGCCAAGCGCAAGCAGGCCGAGATCGCCCAGCACCTCGACGCTCGGAACCCGTCCACGGACGGACTCCGGAACCCGTCCGCATCGGGGGTTCCGGAACCCGTCCGCAGTGGGGGTACCAACCCGCCGGTAACCGACCCGAAAGAGCCCCGGAACCCGTCCGTGGACGGGTACGGAACCCGTCCACGGACGGACTCCGGAACCCGTCCGCATCGGGGGGGAGACAGTTACCTACCTACCTCCGGTAGGTACACCCCCTCTTCTGACCCGGAGATGGCTGATCACTCACCTCAGCCACAGGCCGCGCGCGAGAGCCCGCCGCGAAGAGCAATTCAGCCGCCGCTCATGACGTCCGTGCCGACCGCGGCCCTGCGGGAACCGGACACCCCCGATGCACCCGCCGGAGGCCTGGCCGAGTTCCTGCGCGCCAGGGCGGCCGAGCATGACCGGCTCGGTGTCCGCCCGCCCCTACCTGAACGAGAACGGAGGCCCGCGTCGTGACGATCTCCCGCTACGGGCTCGGCGTCTGCGGCCAGTGCGGCCAGCAAATCCGCTGGAGTCTCACCGAGGCCGGCAAACGCCAGCCCCTGGACCCCGAACCGAACAGCGAGGGCAACACCGTCGCGCGGCTCTCGTCGACCAGGACGTGGCTGTCGCGCGTCCCGACGGCCGAGCTCCCGCAGATGAGCTATGAGCGGCGCTTCATGCCCCACGCGGCGACCTGCCGGGGCCTCAAGCCCGTGCAGCCGCCGCTGGTGAACCTGCCCAGCAACGTCACCCAGCTCGCCCACCGTCGCGGCCGCGGCGGCCGACGGTGATCCGCCTCGACTTCGACCTGCCCGACCTGGACGCGGCCGCCGACCTCGTCGACGTCCTGCAGAACGCCGCCGGCGTCGCCGACCGCCGCAACCGCCAGGAACGCGCCGCCCTCTGGCGCCGCCTGGCCGCCAGCATCACCGACGGAATCGACACCCTCGACCAGCTCTACACACACCCGGAGTAGGCCCATGCTGATCCGACTCCTCGCCCTGGCCGCCGTCGCGGTGGCCTGTATCGCCCTTGTCCGGCGCGCCCGACGCTTCAGCGGCTACCCGGCCGCCCCGGACCCCTACGAGGCCGCTGACGACGCCACAGACGATCTCGGCGAGCCCGCCGAGCAGCGGGTCGACGTCCCCGAGCCCAGCGCGCCGCCGCCCGCGGCCGCCGTCGGTCCGAGGCGCACGCTTCCCCGCCGGCTGCGCAGTGTGCCGATCCAGTTCCCGCCGCACGTCGACCCGCCGCTGACCGATGAGCAGCTGGCCGTCGTCCGCGCGCGCTGGCCGCTGCTCGTCAGCCTCCTCCTCCGCGACGACGCGAACTGACGCCCCACCGAACCAGGAGAAACACCATGCCGACCGAATCGCCTGTGAAACCCACCGTCAGCCCCACCGAGCTCGCCGTCCTCCAGCTGGTGGCCGAGGGCCAGAAAAACCACCTGATCGGCGCCGCCCTCGGCCTCTCGCCGCTCACCGTCAAGACCCACCTGGCCAACATCGGCCGCAAGCTCGGCACCGGCAACCGCGCCGGCATGGTCGGCGTCGCGTTCCGCCGCGGCCTCATCCGCTGACCACCCGACGCAACCGCGGCCCCGCCTGCATCACAACAACCCGGAGGAAACCGTTGAGCATCCACACCCCGACCGTCGACGAGGCCGGCTACGCCCCGGGGCCCGACCTGGCCGCGCGCCTGGACGTCGCCCTCGGCACGATCGGCGCCCCCGAGCTCGCGGGGCTGATCCTGACGGCCGGCCTGGCCACGGTCTACGAGCAGCTGCAGCGCACCCGCAAGCTGCTCGGCGACGGCGTCGGCAACGAGATCGCCCTGCACCGCGACAAGGCTCACCTGATCAGCGAAGCGCGCCGCTGGAAGAGCCGCTGGAAGGGCGCCGTCGCCCAGGCCCGCAAGGAACACGCCCGCGCCGACGCGCTGGCCCGAACATGCCCGCCAGAGTGCGCCAAGGCCCACCTTTACGACGGCGCTTGCCTGCTCGACCCGATGCTCGTCGCTGTCATCGCCTACTACGGCAGCGGCGGCGAATACCCGGGCTGGTCGTGGTCCTGCAGCACCGACGAAGGCTGCGGCATTTTGAGTCTCAGCCACTCCAGCGCCGCCGCCGCACGACGCAGCTATGAGCGTCACCTGCAGAGCGCCACTCACCAGGAGTACGCCGCCGAAGCTGGCATGACCGCCCACTTCACCACCCTGCGACAAGAGAACGAGCGGCTGCGGGGCAGGCTGGCCGCCGAGGAGCTGGCGAACGAGGAGCTGCGGGGCGAGCGCGCCGATCTGCGCCTGGCGCTCAGCGAGTTCGAGGGCGCCAAGGCCCGGGCGGCAGCGACCGAAGCGACCGAGCCACTGTCGCCCCCCGCCCTCTTCTCGCCCGCGATGCTGCGCCAGGCCGCATCCGCCATCGCGGACGCCGCCGACCGCGGCGACAAGACCGGCGTCGTCCGGATCTACCTTCGCGACCTCGCCCGCAAGCTCCGCCAGGTCGCCGAAGGACGAGAGGCCTACGAGCAGGAACAGGACACGGACGGATGAGCGGCGACCTGCGGATCACGCCCTGGAAGTGCCCGTTCTGCATCGGCGGCCTGGCCACCGCGGATGGCGGCCGGTGCCTGCACTGCTCCGGCAGCGGCCTGACCGACGACCCGTGCGGGCCCGCCCAGCGGGCTCCGCGGCCGCCAGCCGTGATGCGCGCAGCCTGCGCGGACTGCGCGTTCCGCCCGGGCTCGCCCGAGCTGGAGGCCGCAGGCGCGAGTCTTCCCGAGGACGAGCCGTTCTTCTGCCACCAGGGCCTGCCCGTCTCCGCGACCGGCGCCTACGAGCCCGTCGCGACGTTCCGCGGACTCCCGCTCGGCGCGATGGTCTGCGCCGGCTGGTGGGCGATGCGGACCGGCGAGCAGCTGCCCGGCCGCCCGTACCGCGAGGTCCCGATCACCGAGGACCAGGTCGAGGAGCGCTGGGGAGCCGTCCCGTACGCGCTCACCGGGCAGCAGCTGACGCCCGACCAGATCGCGGCCATCAAGGCCAGCGGGATCCTCGACCAGCTCGACCCCGGCGGGTTCCTCACAGCGGCTCTCGTCAACGAGGCCATCGACCAGCTTCGCCAGGAAGGACCCACCTCATGAGCGACCAGAGGACGCACGTCCCCGTCCCCATCCCGGACGTCGACGAGGGCCAGGACGACGCCGACGGCTGCCGCTCGGGCGTCTGCTACGACCGCGAGGACTGCGGCTGCTACGGCGAGGACGACTACTGCACGTTCTGCGGCGGTAGCGGCGAGCGCGTCCCCGATCACTGCTGCGACTGCGGAGGCGGCGTCTACGACTGCACCTGCTGCGGCCAGTGCGGCGGCTCCGTCGAGACGTGCTCCTGCCCGCTGACCGTCCAGCGCGCCGACGGCAGCACCCTCACCGTCTGACACACAACCAGAACGGGCCAGGCACGGGGACTGACACCCCGGCCCGGCCCTTGACCACGGAGGAATCAGCTCCATGATCCGACCGCAGGCTACCGCGCCCCAGGGCCGGTCACGCACCCGAACGCTGTACCGCCAGGTCCCGCACACCATCAACGGCCGCACCCACACCGTCACCGAGGCCTACGAGGTCACCGTGCCGCGGCCGCCGGCCGACTGGGACCGCATCGTCGCCGCCGCCGTCACGACCGCCATGTCCCTCTTCGTCGTCGCGTCGATCGCCTGGACCACGGCCAGCGTCGGGGCACTCCTCGCCCGCACCGTCCCCGCGCCGATCGGCTACGCCGCCGCGAGCGGCTTCGATCTCGCCTGGATCATCTGCATGGGCCTGGAATGGCTCGACCGCCACGAGCCCGACCGCGCCGCCGGCGCCCGCCACGCCGGGCACGTCTTCCTCGCCCTCGCCATGGCCGCGGTCTTCGCGCACGGCTGGCTCGCCGCATCGATCTGGGCCGGCCTGTTCGGCTGCACCATCTCCGCGATCGCCAAGTGGCTCTGGACCCTCACCCTGGCCCGCCACGCCCGCCCGCTCGACCCGCACACCCAGCAGTGGTACGCGCAGGAGGCCGGACAGCTCGCCGCCGAGCTCGCCCTGACCGCCCTGCACCGCCAGCTCAACCGTGCCCGCGGCAACATCGCGGCCGAGCAGCTCGCCCTCGCCGCGGACAGCCAGGACAACGACGGAGACAGCGAGGACAGCACGTCAGGGGCACTCTTCACCCCCGACACGGAGACAATCACGGACACGGTCCGACGCCTGATCGGACAGGGCGTCACCAAGCAGCATCTTGTCGTCTTCGGCGTCCAGGCCGTCCACGGACCCGACGTGAACGCCAAGAGCGTGACCCGGATCCTCAACCGCGAGCTCCCCGGCGGCCAGCCGTGACCAACCGACTGATCCGGCACGCGGCGGCCGCGAGCATCGCCCTCCTGGCCCTCCCGGCCGCCCGCAGCGTCCTGCACATCGCCGGCGACGGCTACGCCTTCGCCTGGGTGCTCTTCGCCCTCACGGGCTTCGCCTACCGGCGCCGCGGCGGCCTGTTCTGGCTCACCCTGGCCTGGCTCGCGCTCCTCGCCGCCGTCACCGACCTCCGCGTCGTCGCCGACACGATCACCGAGCTGACGGGAGCGCGCTGGTGAACACCATCACCGTCGGCGGCGTCCTGGTCGGCCTCCTGGCCGCCGCGATCGTCGTCGTCCCCTGGTGGCGCAAGGGCGGCGGCGCGAAGCCGGCCGATCCGCTCGCCAAGGGACCCGCGAAGAGCTCCAAGGGCCGGAACTGGAAAGCCCTCGGCCCGTTCGGCTCCGCGCTGTCGTTTGGCACGCTCTGCGCGCTCTGCACGGGCGGCCTCCTCGGTCAGGCCGCGCACCGGCTTGGCCAGGGCTCCGACACGCTCGGCGACAAGCTGCTCTCGACGCTCACCGGCTCCAACAGTCCCGCCGTCAGCCACCAGGGCCTCGCGATGCTCCAACCCGGCGGCGCGGTGGTGCTCATCCTGCTCATGGTCGGCATCATCATCTGGTGGCGCGGCTCCGGCCGCACGATGCGCCGAGACATGCTCCTCGGGCTGCTCTCCGGCATCACCCTGGGCCCAACGGCCGGCCTGGCAGGCCTCGCGGGCCTCCTGCTCGCCCCAGCGGCCAATCAGGTCGGCGCGTGGGTGGTGGGACTGCTGTGAGGGCTCTCCCGTGGCTCGCCGAGCTCCTCAAGCGGCTCGGCGAGCGCACCGGACGCGGCGCGGCCGCCATCGGCTGGCGAATCGCCGCCTGGACACTCCGGAAAGGCCCGCCGAAGGTCCGGATCGGCCGCCTGGCCGTCGCCGCGGCCGCCGTATGGGCCGGCGAGCGCGTCCTGGCTCATCAGCGCCTCGCCGCCGCCCTGATCGCCATCTTCCTGGTCGTCAGCTACCGCGAGGGCGCCGCGCAAGCCACCCAGGCCGCACCGGAGCCCGAGGAATGGCCTAGCGCCGACGAGATCCTCCTCGGCATGGTCCTCGACCTCATCGGCGACGCCCCGGGCATCCATCTCGCCGATCTCCTCGTCGAGGTCCGCAAGGCCGGCCCGGACTGGGCCGGATTCGAGCTCCCGGAACTCCGCGAGATGCTCGCCGCGATCGGCTGTCCCATCCGCCGCCAGCTGCGCGTCGGAGACCGCACCGGCATCCCCGGCGTACACCGCGACGACGCCCAGGCCGCCCTCAACCGCCTGAACCACTCCCCCGACCTGTAGCCCACCCCGTAGAAGACGCGTAGGCCCAGGTCGTAGCACCTGGGCCACACGCCGTAGCCGCAACCGTAGGACCGACGTAGCAACCCCGACTGGGAACCTGCTGACCTCGCCGCAGCATCCGCGACGAGGGACCCTTGATCACGCGGCCATCCCACGCACCACGGATCCAACCCACCGAGGGGACGAACCTGTGACTGCCTGGACCCTGCACCAAGCCGACGCACTCACCACGCTCACCGCGCTCCCCAGCGGCAGCGTCGACGCCACCATCACCGACCCGCCCTACAACAGCGGCGGCCGCACCCCCAACGACCGCACCGGCGCCAGCGCCCGCGACAAGTACGTCAGCGGCGACGCCAAGCACCAACTGCCCGACTTCGCCGGCGAAAGCCGCGACCAGCGCGGCTACCTCGCCTGGATGACCCTCATCCTCACCCAGTGCCTCCGCGCAACCACCACCGGCGGACCGCTGCTCCTGTTCACCGACTGGCGCCAGCTCAACGTCAACTCCGACGCCCTGCAGGCCGCCGGCTGGATCTGGCGCGGCGTCGTCCCCTGGAACAAGCCCATCGCCCGCCCCACCCCCGGCGGATTCCGCCGCTCCTGCGAGTACATCCTCTGGGCCAGCAACGGCCCCGTCGACGCCACTCGCAACCCGATCTACCTGCCCGGCCTGTTCACCTGCAGCCAGCCACGCGGCAACCAGCGCCACCACATCACCCAGAAGCCCGACGAGCTGATGGACGAGCTGGTGAAGATCTGCGCCCCGGGCGGCACCGTGCTCGACCCGTTCGCTGGATCCGGCTCAACCGGGGTAGCAGCGCTGCGGTCTGGGCGCGCGTTCGTCGGCATGGAGATCACTGAGCAGTATGCCGCTGTCGCCCGTGCGCGCCTCGGCGCTGCGTAAGGGCCCAGAACCTTAGTGGTCGCCAGGAAGGTTGAGGGCGAGCTCCGAGAGGTATTCGCGCGACTTGGCGAGCAGCTCGTCCCTGTTCCTGGCGCCACGCTCCTTGCCGATTTCCAGGAGCATCAGTTGACCGAGGTTCAGCAGGCCGGCGATGACCAAGTTGGAGTCGGGCGCATCGTCGGTATGCAGCACCTCGACGATGTGCTCGGCGGCAGCGTGCCGGTCCATGTCCATCCACACGTTGAGGAATTCGATCGCGAGCCGGGTGGAATCCTGCGGGCCTTGGTAGGAGTAGCTCATCTGACCAGCGTAGATTCGGCCGAGCGTACCGTGGGCAGCGTCGGGCCCGGGTCACTCGAAAGCGGGAGCAAGCCATGCCGAAGCGCTTCTGCCTGGACTGCCGCGCCCTGTTCGACGCGGCCACCGGCAAGTCACGCTGCCCGACCTGCCAGGACCGGATCACCAAGGTCATGGACGCCAAGCGAGGCAGCACCACCGAGCGCGGCCTGGGCTGGTCCCACCAGCAGCGGGTGAAGCGCGAGGTCGACAAGACCGCGGCCTGCTGGATGTGCGGCAAGCCGGGCACCCCGGCTGACCCCATCACCGCGGACCACGAGACACCCCGCGCCGCTGGCGGTGTCGACTCCCCCCTGCTCCCTGCTCACCGGTCGTGCAACGCTCGTCGGGGCGGCGCTCGTCAGCAGCGCGGCGGGGCACACTGAGGGCGGACGATCTTTTGGCAAGATCGTCTTCCTGACCCGCGCCCTTGGCTCCATTTTTTCGTGGTACCAAAGCCGCGCGTTTTTTGTCCGCGCGTCTTCGGCCGAGGAGGACCCAATGCCCAGGACGAAGAAGCCCGCCGGGACCGTTGCGGACCGGCGCAACGGCCGCCGCACCGAGCTGACGGCCGTTCAAGGCGCGCGGCTGGCGCTCCCAACGCCGCCACCTGGTGTGGAGTGGTGCGATGATGCTGTAGCGGCGTGGGAGCGTTACTGGGATGATCCAGTTGCGCAGGCACTCACGCCTGCTGATGGTGTGCTGGTCCTGCGATGGCTCGAGGCCGTCAACAGGCACCTGATCACCTCGCGCGAGGCCGACAAGTCACCTCTGTCGGTGGGCTCGCAGGGCCAGATGGTCCTCAACCCGCTCTACAAGGCCGCCGAGATGGCGCTGCGCACCGCTGAAGCGTGCGAACGGCAACTCGGGATCGGGCCGGCGCACCGGGCTTCCCTCGGTATCGCCCTTCTGACCGAGAAGCGCACGCTGGCCGATCTCAACACGGCGTACCGAGAGGCGGTGGCCCATGACGACGACGTCGACGAGGACCCCCGCCTCGGCGCGCACTGAACCAGGCTGCAGCAACTGCGGCTGGGAGCCCGCCCCCGGCGCGCTGTGGCCCACCTTCGGGCGGATGGCCTGCAGGTGGATCGAAGAGAACTGCATCTGCGGCGAGGGTGACTTCTACGGGCAGCGGATCATCCTGCGCCCCGATCAGAAGGCCTTCGTGTACCGCTGGTACGAGTACTGCCCCACGTGCGATTACTGGCGCTACGACGAGGCGATCCGTACCGCGGCCACCGGCGACGGCAAGACGACGTTCATCGGAGCCCTCGCGGTCCTGGAGTTCGCCGGCCCGCCGGAGGTCGCGCCGGCGTCACCGAACATCGTCATCAGCGCCGCCTCGTACGAACAGGCCGACCTGCTCTACACCGTCGCGGCGACGATGCTCGGCGGCCGCGACCAGATCGCCACCGAGTCCCCGCTGTGCGGCTTCTTCGAGGTCTACGACGCCAAGGCGTCCTTCCCCGACGACCGCCCCGGCCAGCTGCTGCGCGTCGCCGCGGTCGCCGGCACCAACGAGGGCGGCTTCCCGACCCTGTTCCTGGGCGACGAGCTGCACGAGTGGGGCGACGTCGGCTCGAACAAGGCCCGCGTGTGGACCGTGATCGGCAAGTCCACCAAGAAGCGTCGCATCCGGTACGACATTCCGCAGAACGACGGCACAATCCGGGCCGTTTTCCGCGGTCCTGGGCGCCGTCTGGCCCTTTCCACGGCCGGATTCGACATCTACCGCAGCCTGTTCGGGCAGATGGTCATCCACGCCCGGCGGGCCGAGCAGGACCCCGACGTCGCACCCAAGCTGCTCTTCGACCACTTCGAGGCCCCCGACGGCCTGGACTACGAGAACCCCGCCGATCGGCGCCTCGCGGTCGAGGCGGGCTCGCGCGCGGCCGGGGTCCTGTGGGACGTCGAGGCCCGCGTGAACGAGTGGGGCACGCCGGCCATGCCCAAGCACGAGTGGCTGCGCTACTACGCCAACGCCTGGGTCGACCAGGCCGCCGAGAGCTGGCTCTCGGACCACCCCGGAGCCTGGGACGCCTGCGCCGGCTCCTGGGAGCTGACCGGCGAGGAGCCCGCGGTCCTGGCCGTCGACATGGCCCTCAAGCACGACACCGTCGCCGTCGTCGAACTGCGCGCCCTCGAGGACGGCCGGTACGCCGCGACCGCCCGTGTGTGGGAGCCGGGCGACGGCCGGATCAACCACCGCGCGGTGTTCGCGTACATCGCCGAGCGAGCCGCCGAGCTCGGCCCGGCGTTCTGCGGCCTGGTCTACGACCCGCGGTTCTTCGAGCTGCCCGCCCGAGACCTGGAGGACGACGGACTGCTGGTCATCGAGATGCCCCAGTCCCCGGAGCGGATGATCCCCGCCGTCGGCCTGGCCTACGAGTCGATCGTCGGGCAGCAGCTGGTCCACGACGGCAACCCGGAGTTCACCGCGCAGGTCAAGGCCGCCGTCAAGCGCCCGGGCGAGCGCGGCTTCACGCTCTCCAAGGGCAAGTCCCGCCGCCACATCGACGCCGCGGTGGCGATGTGCATGGGCCTGTGGACGCTGGCCGAGCTGGCCGGCACCACACCGAGTGCATCGGAGTCGATCTGGTGAAACGACACCTCAGCAACCTCGCCGGAGGCCTCGCCACGGCCGCCGGCCACAGTGTCCGCCTCGGCCGGACCGCGCTGCGGTACCTGCCCGGCTGGGCCGGAGCCGCTCTGGTCAGCGTCGGCGCGTGGCAGGCCTGGCACCCTGCCGGGTTCATCACCGGGGGCGTGTTCCTCCTCGCGATGGACGCGATGATCCCCGTCCGCCGCCCGGGAGGCGAGCCCTGATGGCCGTGTTCTTCCGCCAGGGCCTGGGCCGACGCGAGCAGCGCGCCCTGACGTTCATCGCGCCGCCGATCGGCGCGCACATCCAGGCCGCCGAGGACTACGCCGCCGGCAGCGTCGAGGGCGCCATGCGGCACCACGCCGTGTGGAAGTGCGTGCGCCTGGTCTCCGACGTCGTCTCGTGCATGAGCCCGATGGTCTACCGCGGTCAGCCCGGCGTCCCCGGTGCCGAGCGCCTGCCCAACCCCCTGGTCCTGACCCAGCCCATGGCCTCGGCCGACGTCAACGACTTCGTGTACATGGGCCTGACTTCCGCGTTGCTGCGCGGCAACATCTACGGCGAGATCCTCGAAGTCTCCGGCGGCCTGCCCACGCAGATCGAGCTGCAGCACCCTGACCGGGTGAGGGTCACCGTCAACAACGACGGCACGACGACCTACAAGTACGGCAGCCGGACCATGAAGCCGCACGAGGTCTGGCACAAGATGGCCTACCGGATGCCCGGCTCCCACCTGGGCCTGTCCCCGATCAGCTACGCCATGGCGACGGTGCGCCAGTCCATGGCCGCGCAGCGGTTCTCCACCGACTGGTTCGACGCCGGCGGCCACCCGACCGGCGTGATCACCAACCCGAACACCAAGAAGCTCGTCGACCAGGACGAGGCGAACACCATCAAGCAGCGCTTCCTCGCCGCGTCTCGCTCGCGCGAGGTCGTGGTGATGGGCGGCGGCTGGGACTGGCGCGAGATCAAGATCTCGCCGGAAGAGTCGCAGTTCCTCGCCACCCAGAAGCTCACCGGTTCGCAGATCTGTGGGTACTTCGGGGTGCAGCCGGAGATGGTCGGCGAGGCCTCGGAAGGCTCCGCGATCACGTACGCGAACGTCGAGTCCCGGTCGATCGACTTCTCCAAGTACGGCCTGGCCGGCTGGATCGGCCGCTGGGAGCGCTGGTTCGGCCAGCTCACCCCGCGCGGCCAGTACGTCCGCCTGGACAAGTCCGCGCTGCTGCAGGGCGACACCATGACCCGCTACCAGGCCATTCACATGCTGGTCGCGGCCCGCATCATCACCCAGGACGAAGCCCGGGCGATGCTCCTCGAACTGCCCCCGCTGACCCCCGAGCAGCGCGCGATGGTCGACGCCCTGGTGGTGTCGACGCCGCCGCCGATCGGCTCCCCGAAGATCGGATCCTAGGAGGCCCGCATGCCCACCAGTCCTCTGCAGGCCCGCCCGGCCCTGCACACCACCACCGCCCCCGCGCTGCTCGCCGAGCGCCGCTCCGCGATGCGCGGCCAGCGCGAGACGCGCCGCCAGCACATCCCCGCCGCGTTCGAGTTCCGCGCGAACCCCGACAGTGCCTCCGGTCCCTCCTTCCGGTTCTCCGGCTACGCCGCCACGTTCGAGCAGCCCTTCGAGATGTGGGACATGTGGGGCGACCCCTACCTGGAGACCCTCGCCGCGACCGCCTGCGCCCGGACCCTGGCCAACCAGGCCGACTGCCAGTTCCTCGTCGGCCACGACACGGCCGGAATCCCGATGGCGCGCACCAAGTCCGGCACCATGACGCTGACCGCGGACTCCACCGGCCTGCAGGTGTCCGCTCCTAACCTGGACGGCCGTAACCCGCAGGTCCAGGCCCTCGCCTCCGCCATGGAGCGCGGCGACATGGACGAGATGAGCATCGGGTTCATCGCGCTCGCGCAGCAGTGGTCTCCGGACTTCATGGAGCGGCGCATCACCGAGATCTCGTTGCACCGCGGCGACGTCTCGATCGTGTGCTGGGCCGCGAACCCGAACGCCGCCGGCGCCACCCTCACCACCGCGCTGCCGGTTTCCGAGGCGGCCGCCCGGGCGGCCGGCGGCGGCCGCGAGGCACGGACGCCGACCGCCCCGTACTCGGCGAAGGGCGGCGAGGACGCCGAGTGCCCGCAGTGCCACTCCATGAACGACCCGGCGGCCGCCTACTGCGACCAGTGCGGTACCGCCGTGCGCGCCACCGCCACGCAGGCGGCCGCCGACGAGGAGCTCACCCAGCGCTGCAGCTGCGGCACCTGGAACGCGGACGATGCGAAGTTCTGCAGTCAGTGCGGGCAGAACATCGCCTCGGACCGCGACGCGGACAACGGCGGCCGCGGCAACGGCAACGCCGACGACACCACGAGCAGCTGGTGGGACTGGAACGCGCAGCGTCAGGGCGGCGAGCGGCGCGCGATGCCGGCGGACGGCGAGCAGCCCGACTTCAGCGGCAAGCCCGCGCACGACCCGGGCGCGCACGGCGACGGCTCCCCGCAGTGCCCCAATGAGGCTTGCGGCGCGGCGAACGCCGCCGACGCCGGCTACTGCGACCAGTGCGGCACGCTCCTGTACGACCAGGGCGGCCTGGTCGCGTCGGTCGGCTCCATGGATGACGTCGTGTCGGACGCCTCGGGCATCGTCGAGATCGACCAGGACGAGGCCCTCGCGGACGCCCGCGCCCGCGTCCGCGTGCTGCAGCTGGCGGCGCGCCGCTGAGATTTCCTACTCCACCGCTGGCCACCGGCGGTGCTAGCCTGATGAACTGATCAACAGTTTGGCCGGAAGACCCGGAGCACCTGCGCCCCGCCGACCCCGACCCCCACCAGATCCCGGGGGCACGACTCGGCCCGCAGCCCGCCACCACTCCTCGCGGCTACGTCACCCATCGACGTAGAGGAGTGGCTGTGCCCACTGCACCGACTACCGACCCCCTTGCCCAACTGCGCGAGCGGCGCTCGGCGCTGGTCGCCGAGATGTCCACGCTCACCGCGGCCGCCATGACCGCCGAGCAGCGCGCCCGCTTCACCGAGGCCGACGCCGAGGTCACCGAGCTCGACGGCGAGATCGAGCTGCGCGAGCGCCAGGCCGAGCGCGAGACCCGGGCGGCCGCCGCCCGCGCCGCGTCCGGGAACACCGGCACCGACGCACCCGGCACCGCCGAGCAGCGCTCCGGCAGCGGCTGGACGGTGGGCGACGAGCCCACCACCTACGGCCGCGGCTCCGGACACTCGTACTTCCTGGACATGGCGCGCGTCGCCGCGAAGCAGGGCATGGGCGACGGCGGCGTCGTCGCCTCCGAGCAGCGCCTGCAGCGCCACGCGACCGAGCTTCGCACCGACCTGCCGCGCCGAGCCGAGCGCCGGGCGGCCGCGGCCGCCCGGGCCTTCGAGCGGATCCACGAGACCGGCTCGCCGGCCGAACGCCGCGCCCAGGCCCGCGCCATGGCGATGATGGACCGCGAGGGCGTCTCCCCGTTCGAGCGCGAGAGCCGCGCCCTAAACCGGACCGACGGCACCGGCGGGTACCTGGTCCCGCCGCTGTGGCTGATCGACGAGCTGATCCCGTACCTGCGCGCGGGCCGGACCTTCGCCGACCTGTGGCACGGCATGCCGCTCCCCGCAGGCACGGACTCGATCAACGTGCCCCGCATCACCATCGGGACCGCGACAGGCCCGCAGGTCGCCGACGGCGGCGTGGTGCCCGGCCGCGACATGACCGACAACTTCGTCAACGCCCGCGTCATGACGATCGCCGGCCAGCAGGACGTCGGCCTGCAGCTGCTGGACCAGTCGCCGATCTCCTTCGACGAGATGATCCTCGCGGACCTCGCCAGCGACTACAACAGCCAGCTGTCGGGGCAGTGCTTCGTCGGCTCCGGCATCGCCGGCCAGCTCCCCGGGGTGTGGCCGGGCGGCGCCATCGCCAACACCAGCGGCATCTACATCCCGAACACCAACAACACCGCGGCCCAGACCTGGGTCAACGGCGGCGGCGCGTCCCCGTCGGTGACCGGCTCGGTGTTCCAGTCCGGCGGCCAGATGCTCTCCCTGGTCGCCCGGACCCGCCTGCGGCCGCCCACCCACCACGTGTGGCACCCCTGGGTCTGGTACTACCTCCTGACCCAGGTCGACGGCCAGCAGCGCCCCCTCGTCGTGCCCGGGACACCGAACAACGTCGGCTACAACCAGGTCGCCGTCGACGACGACGGCCCCCTGGCCATGGGCATCGCCGGCTACTACCAGGGCCTGCCCGTCGTCCTGGACCCCAACGTCCCGGTGACCTTCCCGTCCTCGGGCGGCACCGTCCCGCAGATCACCACCGTCAGCAGCGGCCAGTTCGCCCCGGCCCCCGGCTCCGGCGTCTTCACGCCGCTGCTCACGGGCCTGTGGGACGACCTGTTCCTGTGGGAGGGCGAGCAGCGCACCCGGGCCCTGACCGAGGTCCTGTCCGGCAACCTGCAGGTCCGGTTCCAGCTCTACAACTACGTCGCCGCCATGCCGAACCGATACCAGGCGTACGCCGACGTCCAGACCGGCTCCGGACCCACCACGGTTGCCAAGGCGGGCTCCTCGGTGTCCTACGCCACCCTCACGCAGTACTCCGCCACGGCCGGCAACTCGGTCCTGAACATGATGAACCAGGGGTTCTGATGGATCTTGCAGGCGGGCGCTACCCCGACTTCGAGCAGGAGTGGCTGCTGGACGGCCAACCGTCGCAGCCCTACCGCCGCAGCATCAGCCGCGGCGACATCAACACCGCCGCCGTCACCGGCGCCGCGACGCAGGTCCCCTACGTCGTCGCGGTCCCGGCCCAGATCGGCGACGTCATCAACTACGTCACCTTCGGGATCGGCACGCTGGCCGGCACGGCGGGCAACAGCTCGTTCGTCGTCGTCTACTCCGGCATGCCGACCGCCTCGGCGGCCGTCACCGTCCTCGGCGTCTCGGCCACCACGACGTTCACCGCGGGCGCGAACAAGGTTGCCCTGTCGGCGCCGGTCGTGGTCGCGGGCACCGTCGGCACGCCGCAGAACGCCGTCGTCTCCGGCATCCCGAACGCGCCGATCGTGCTGGGCGTCGCGATCGTCGAGGCCTGGACCACCACCGGCTCGCAGTACGACGCCATGGCGGGCGGCAGCGCCGCGTTCAAGGGCCTGCTGACCGGTCAGATCCCGCTGGTCACCAAGCTCCCGACCCTCGGCGGCACGCCGCCCGCGGTCGGTGCCAGCTCCGGCACGACCGTCACCGCGCCGACCACCGGCCTGGTCCCGTACGTGGTCCTGAGCCGGTCCTGAGACATGCGACGGGTCCGGCCCGGGGATGGCCGGCCGGACCCGTCGCAGCAGCCATCCCCTGCACACCGAGAGGACTCCCACCGTGGCGTGGACCGACCCGACCAAGGCCGCCGGCCTGCTCTGCCTGACGTGCATCGTCGAACGCAAGTCGGCCGAGGCCAAGGGCCACCCCGAGGCCGAACTGCCGCCGCTGCGACCGGCCGTGACCCTGCTGGCCACACCGCACCTGGGGCCGTGCGCACCGCACTGCTACGAGCACATCCAGGTCGGCACTCCCTCCCAGCTGGCCGTCGCCGGCCCGGGGGCGCTCGCCGGGCTGCGCGGATGAAGCGCACCGACCCAATCCCGCCCCCGGTGCCGCGCGGCGACGCCGTCGGCGTGCTGCGGCGCGAGCTGTGGATCGCCGAAGACGCCGGCGAGAGGGTCCTCGCCGCGCAGCTGCGCCGGCGCCTGGCCGAGCTCGACCAGGACCAGGCCGCCGCACCGTCGCACGAGACCGCCGCCGCGCAGCCTCCCGAGCGGCAGACAGCCGCCCGCACCACCGCGAAGAAGACCGCGGCCAGCAAGCCCGCCCGTCCCAAGCCCGCAAGGAGCAACCGCCATGTCCCTCGCCAGTGACCTGCTCTCCGTCCTCGGCCGCGTCCGCGGCCACTTCGCCTCCCTGGTCAACTCCGGTGTCCTGGTGACCCTGGACGACCACATTGCCCAGATCGCCGCCGTCGTCGACCACGACGTCGACGCCGCCGAGGCCAAGGCGAAGGACATCGTGGGCGCGCTCTACAACGCGCTCCACGGCGCGCCCGCCACCGACCCGCTGCCCGTCGCCGTCCAGCCGCCGGCCGACCCGGCCCCGGTGACCCCGGCCGCCCCCGTGCCGGTCGAGGCCGACCCCGCTCCGGCCACCCCGGTCGAAGCGACGCTCGCCTCGCCGCTGCAGGCCGACCCGGGCGCCGTCCAGGCCGACCCGGTCCCGGACGAGAGCGCCCTGGCCGACGTCGCCGAGCAGCCCCCGGCGAGCTGACGTGCCCAACTTCCAGGTCTCCACCACCACCGCGACGCTGGTCGCCTCGACGGCGTATACCGCGATCGAGCTGCGCACCTCCAGCAGCACACCAATCAAGATCATCAAGTGGTGGTGCGACTTCAACTCGTCGACGTCGACAGACAAGCCGCTGCTGGCCGCGGCCGCGCGCTTCACCGCCGCGGTCACCACGGCCAGCGCGGCCACACCGATGGCTCTGTCGTTCGTCGGCTCGGACAGCACCGCCTCGACGTCGGCGAGCGTGAACACGACCGTCGAGGGCGCCGGCGCGATCTCCGGCATGCCGGAGTCGCACTACGTCGCCGCGCAGGCCGGCCTGTGGGCGGCCTGGGAGACGGACGACAGCGCGCTGTGGGTCGCCACCAGCTCGTTCTGGCGGCTGCGCATCACGCCGGGATCCGCCATCACCTCCACGACCGCGAACTGCGGCGTGGTCTGGGTCGAGTAGCGAAGGGAGGACGGCATGTCCTACGACCTGGGCGGCGTGGCCGTCCTCAGCTTCACCGCGACGGATACCGCCGGGACTCCAGCGACCCCGGCGGGCATCACCGTCACGGTCACGCTGCCGGACGGCAGCACCGCCACGCCCACGCCGCAGCTGGTGAGCACCGGCGTCTACCAGGCGCTGTACCTGACCACCCAGGCCGGGCGGCACACCTACCGGTGGCTGGCCACCGGCGTTCCCGGGCCCGGCGTCGGCGTCGGCGCGCTCACCGACTCCTTCGACGTCGAGCCCGCGGTCGCCGGCACCGTGCTGTCGCTGCAGGACTGCCGCGACACCCTGAACGTCACCAGCACCGCCACGGACGCCAAGATCCGCACCTACAGTGCCGCGATCACCGGCGTGCTGGAGAAGCTCTGCGGGCCGATCGTCGTGCGGCAGGTCACCGAGCGCTACCTGGAGTCCGGCGAGTCCGAAGTCCTCATGCTGCGCAAGACTCCGGTTTTCCAGCCCGCCGGCCAGGCCTACCCGATCGCCGCGATCACGCCGGTGCTGACCTACGGCGTGACCTACGACGTGTCGCTGCTGACCGTCGACAAGAGCACCGGCCTGCTGCGGCATGTCGCGGGCATCCCGTTCTGGAACGGCCCCTACGACATCACCTACAGCTGCGGGCGGCCGGTGATCCCGGACAACATCCTCACCGCCGCGCGGATCATCCTGCGACACCTGTGGTCCCTCGAGCGCGGCGGCGCGGGCGCCAACTCGATCGGCTACCCGGCCGACGACGCCGTGATGCTCTACGGCTTCAGCATCCCCAACCGAGCCCTGGAGCTCCTCGACGGCCCCGGCACCCGCGACCCGGGAGGCATCGCGTGATCGCGCTCCTGCACCGCTGGCTCTACGAGGACCTGTGGCTCCCGATGTGGCCCAACGTCTTCGCGCCCAGCATGCCCTCGCTGCTCGCCATCGCCTGGCACCACCTGCAGCTGCGACGACACGTCACCAACACGGCGGCCGCGCACTGCCCGGGCTGCACCTGCGGGGGTGAGCACCCGTGACCACCTCCGCGATCAGCGCCGCCGTCGACTACCTGGTCACCGCCGCCACCACCGCCTACGGAACCAGCGCGCACGTCTTCGACGGCCCGCCAGCCACCGACACGGCCCTGGATCTGGACGACCGGATCTGGATCGGCTTCGACCCGGTCAACGAAGGCGTCCCCGCGGTGACCGGCGACCAGGAGTTCGCCGCCCTGGGGGCGCGCTCGCGCAACGAGACCTTCGAGATCGTGTGCGCGGTCGAGCACTGGTCCGGCGACAGCACGTTCCGGGGCCTGCGCGACGGCGCGTTCGCCCTGCTCGCCCAGGTCGAGATGCTGCTGCGCGGCACCGGCGGGCAACCGGGCGACTGCACGCTCGGCGGCGCGGTGCTCTACGCGCAGGTCTCCGGCGGGATCGAGCTCCACCAGTCCTCGACAGCCAACGGCGCCGCCGTCCTGGTCCTGTTCCACATCTCCTGCCGCGCGCGGCTCACCAGCTGAGGAGCACTCATGGCCCGCTTCCGCAACGACCACGGCGAGGACCGCATCGTCCCGACCCTGGGCTACATCCTGGTCCCCGCCGGCACCGAGGTCACCGTGCCCGACGACGAGTGGGAGCACTGGGAGGCAGGCGGCTGGACCCCGCTCACCCCCGACCCGCGACCCGCCGACGAACCCGCCGCCGCGCCTGCCCCGGTGGCCGCGGCCGCGCCCGCCAAGACCGCTGCCCCCGCGGCCGCCCCTGCCCCAGCCAGTGCGCCGACGGCGCCCGCCGAGAGTGAGGCCACCCGATGACCCTGACCACCGTGGGCGCCGGCATCGGCGCCACCCTCGGCATGGTTCCCGAGACCAGCTACTCCGGCGTCGTGGGCTCGCCGACGTGGCAGTTCTTCGAGCCCAACACCATCACCCCGAAGAAGATCAAGACGACGAAGCAGAGCAGCGGCCTCGCGGGCGGCCGCATGGTCGACGTCACCGCGCGCCGCGTCGTCGTCGAGCGCTCCGCCACCGTCGATTTCCCCATCGACTGGTGCCAGAGCGGGCACTTCACCACCCTGCTCAACCAGATCAGTTCCAGCTACACCAGCGGCGCGGCGGGCTCCCAGACCGCGTCCGGCGGCATCTGGTCCGCCGGCGCGCGCCTGACCCCGGCCACGCCCGTCTACGGCTACACGCACACCTTCCGCAACTCCATCGCGGGCCGCTCGGCGGCGCTGCAGATGGGCATCCCGACCACCGACGGAATCGTGCGGCAGTACGACGCCCTCGGCTCGAAGATGACCAAGCTCGCGTTCACGTGCAAGAGCGGTGAGCTGCTGGTCGCGACGACGTCGTGGGACTGCCGTTACCTGGCGGACCCGCTGATCGACACCCTGTACCCGACGGCCACGACCGGCGGCAGCACCCAGACCCCGTACACGCAGGCCACCCCCAGCTATGCGGCTGCGATCCCGTGGGACTTCGCCAACGCGCAGATCCAGATCGGCTCCACCATCGCCGGCGCATCGGCCGCATCGCCGGTCGACGGCGTCACCGGCTTCGACTTCACCATCGAACGCCGCATGAAGACCGGCCGCCAGTACTACGGCAACGCGGGCCTCAAGGACGAGCCGGTCACGAGCGACGAGGTCCTGCTGACCGGCACCTTCACCAGCGACTTCGTCAACAAGACGTACTGGGCTGACGCGTTCTACTCGGACACGCCGATCTTCGCGATCATCACCTTCGGCACGATGGCGGCCAACGCCCCCGCGGCGCAGTTCGTGCTGTCGAACCTGTTCCTCAACGACGGGTCACCGGCCGCCACCAACAAGGACGTCGTCAACACCAGCTTCCCGTTCGCCTGCACCTACGACCTGACGAACGAGCCCGCCTCGATCATCCTGCAGACCGCGGACGCGACGGTCTGATGGCCGGCATCCGGATCGAGGGAGCCGAGCAGCTGCGCGAGCTCGGCCTGCGCCTGGCCGAGGCCGACAAGTCCGTCGGCCAGGAGCTCGGCAAAGGCCTGCGCGCCGCCGCGAAGCCCGTCGTCGCCGAGATGCGGGCCACCGTCAAGGAGGGCGGCGGCGGCACGCGCGGGTCCGGCGCCCGGGCCCGCGCGGCATACCGGCTCTCCCGCTCGAAGAGCAAGCGCGAGACCGCGGCGGCGTCAGCCGAGCGCCGCTCCGGCCTGCGCGCCACCATTGCGGCCGCCACCGGCTCCACCGTCTCCACCGCAGGCAAGCGCACCAACCTCACGTTCCGCATGAAGTCGACGCAACTGCCGCCCGACCAGCGGACCCTCGGCAAGCGCTGGAACTCCCCGAAGGGGTGGCGTCACCCGGTCTTCGGCCACAACGCCTGGGTGACCCAGCTGGGCCGCCCCTACTTCGACAAGGTCATCAAGGACAACCAGGCCGTCCTCGAGGCGGGCATCGCGCAGGCGATGACCGTGCCCCAGCGCGTCCTCGACGCCGGCCGACTGTAACGAAAGGGCCATCCCCCGTGATCACTCTGATCATCAACGGCGTCGAGCGCCGGTACGACAACTCCCGGCTGATGTTCTCCGAATCCATGGAGATCCAGAAGGCCACCGGCCTTGGCACCGCCGCCTACGAGAAGAGCCTGGGCGAAGGCGACGCGCTCGCCTGGGCGGCCCTGTACTGGGTGGTCGAGGTCCGCGTTCTGGCCGCCGAGCAGAACCTCTCCTTCCGGGAGGCGGCCGGCCTGATGCCGTTCGCAGACTTCGACGTGAACCTCAACGAGGCCAACGCCTCCATGAAGCGCGCCATCGCCGAGCAGGCGGAGGCGGCCGCCGAGGACCCTACCCCGGCGTCGGCGGACCCGAGTGGGCCGACGGCGCCCACGTCCCCCGCCACGTCCGAGCCGGCCTCGCCGCAGACGACCTCGCCCGTCGTCAGCGCAGCCACCTCGGAGCCTTCGCCGAGCTCTTCGGAATCCGCCCCTGGGAGTGGGATCTCCTCACCGTCGCCGACGTCGACGGCCTGATCGCCTACCTCGACCGCCGCAACGCCGAGACCGCAGCCCAGTCCAGCTGACCCGCCCGCTCACCGAAGGAGGCCTCAATGTCGGGTACCGACCTGGTGTTCCGCGTCCTCGCGATGAACGAGGCCTCCAAGGTCTTCAAGGAGGTCGCCGCGTCGGCGCGCGAGACCGCCGTCGCCGTCGACGAGTCGAACGCGGCCGCCGGCGTCTCGCTGGAGAAGACCGCCGCGAGGGAGGAAGAGGCCGGCGCGGGCATGGGCAAGGGCCTGATGGGCGTCTCGCCGGTCCTGCTCGGCGTCGCGGCCGCCGCCGCGGTCATCGGCGCCAAGTCCGTCGAGATGGGCCAGGAGTTCGAGAAGGGCATCACCACCCTGGCGACCGGCGCGGGCGAGAGCCAGGCGAACCTGAAGAAGGTCGCCGACGGCGAGCTGGCGATGGCGACCCAGACCGGCACCACCACCGAGGCCCTGACCAAGGGCATGTTCATGATCGAGTCTGCCGGGTTCCACGGCGCGGAAGGACTCACCGTCCTCAAGGCGGCCGCCGAGGGCGCGAAGGTCGGCAACGCCGACCTGTCGACCGAGGCCAACGCCGTCACCGACGTCCTGAACGACTACCACCTCAAGGCCTCGTCGGCGACGCAGGTCACCGACATGCTGGTCAAGACGGTGGGCTCGGGCAAGACGTCCATGGAGGAGCTCGCCGGCTCCCTGTCCGCGGTCGTGCCGCTCGCGTCGTCCGCGCACATCGGGTTCGACCAGGTCGCCGGCGCGCTCGCGACGATGACCGCGCACGGCATGTCTGCCCAGCAATCCTCGCAGGACCTCGCCAGCACCATCGGGTCCCTGCAGTCCCCGAACGCGGTCGCCGTGCACGAGATGCAGCAGCTCGGCCTCAGCAGCAACAAGGTGTCGCAGGACCTCGGCCACAAGGGCCTGTCGGGCGTGCTCACCGAGCTCACCGGCGCGATCACCTCCCACATGGGCCCGGCCGGCCTGGTCGTGCAGTCCGCGTTCAACAACAGTGCCGAGGCGGCGAAGAACGCCAAGACCGAGATCGCGAACCTGCCCGTCTCGCTCCGCTCGGCCGCGCAAGGCCTCCTCAACGGCACCACCTCCGCGAAGGAGTGGGCGGCGGCGACCAAGGGCCTGGACCCGATCAGCAAGAACCTGGCGCACCAGTTCCTGCTGACCGCGAAGCAGACCCACTCCTTCAACGACCTGCTGCACGGCGGCGGCCCGGCGGCGCAGACCTACAACGCGGCGCTGGAGAAGATGACAGGCGGCTCGACCGGCCTGGCGACAGCGCTGCTGCTGACGGGTGAGAACGCCGACCAGTTCGCCGGCAACGTCAAGGCCGTCGGCGAGGCCGGCAAATCGACGGGCAAGGACGTCACCGGCTGGTCCCAGGTCACCTCCACGCTCAGCTTCAAAATGGACCAGGCCAAGGAGGTCATCGAGACCACCGGGATCAAGATCGGCTTGATCCTCATGCCCGCCGTCAAGCTCCTCGTCGGCGGCTTCACCGACGTCGCCCGGGTGGTCGGCTCCTCGATCGGCTGGCTGGAGCAGCACAAGACCGTCGCTGAGTCCCTCGGCATCGGGATCGCCGCCGTCCTGGTCCCCAGCGTCTGGGCCCTGGTCACCGCGCTCGGCGCGGCCGCCGTCGAGGCGGCCATCGCGGCCGCGCCGTTCATCGCCGTGATCGCGATCATCGCGGGCATCGCGTTCGGGATCATGGAGCTGGTCAAGCACTGGAAAGACGTCGAACATGTGTTCGTCGAGGGCTTCGACTTCGTGAAAGATCACTGGAAGATGTTCGTCGCCGCGCTGCTGCCCGGCGTCGGCCTGATCATCGTCGGGATCACCGAGATCGTCACGCACTGGAAGGACATCCAGCGTTTCCTCGGCGACATCTGGCACGAGACCGTGAAGTTCTTCGACGAGTTCTTCGTCTCGCCCCTGCAGCAGTCCTGGCACACCCTGGTCTCCTGGTGGGACACCGGGACCCAGTTCTTCAAGAACCTCTTCACCCGGGACCTGCCGTCCTGGTGGCGCGAGGGCATCCACCTCTTCGAGTCGTTCTTCGTCTCGCCGATCGAGTCGGCGATCCACCGCGTGCAGGGCGCCTTCTCCGCGGTGTTCTCCGCGATCCACGGCTTCGTCTCCGCAGCCTTCGAGGGCCTGATCGGCATCGTCAAGACGCCCATCAACGGCGTGATCTGGCTGATCAACAGCGCGATCTCGGCGCTCGACTCGATCTCGGTATCGATCCCGTCCTGGGTCCCGGTCGTGGGCGGCCAGACCTTCGGCGTGAACATCCCCCACATCCCGACCCTCGCGGCCGGCGGCATGGTGATGCCCCGCCCGGGCGGATCCACCGTCACCGTCGCCGAGGCCGGCGAACCCGAGATCGTCACCCCGCTGCCCGCCATGCAGCGCGCCCTGACCGCCGCCCTCACCGCCTCCGGCGCCCACCCCGGCACCGCGCCGCTCGGCACCGCCGAGAACCCGCTGTACGCAGAGGTCGCGTTCAAGCTCGACGGCCAGGTGATCGACAAGCAGCTGGTCAAGTTCCAGACCAGGGGCGGCCGCCTGCAGTCCGTTGCGATGGCGGTGGGCTGATGCCCTTCGCCACCAACCGGGTAATCCGGCCGCTGCCGCGCCGGCCCCGCCCGCGCCCCGCACGCCGGTACCGCTCCGTCGTGCCCAAGGGCACCGGCCAGACCCTCGCGCAGCAGCTGGGCGGCCTGGCGTTCACCGTCCAGGCTTACATCTCCTTCGACCCGCCCACCACGGCCAACCCGGCCTGGGTGGAGATCACCGAGTTCGTCGACCAGGACCAGCCGCTCACCATCAGCCCGGGCCGCTCCGACGGCCTCTCTGACGCGAACGCCGCCACCTGCTCGCTGACCGTCGACAACACCGACGGCCGGTTCACCGCGACCAACCCGTCCGGGGCTTGGGTCGGGCAGATCCGCAAGGGCGCCTGGCTCCGCGTCGACGTGCTGCCGCTGTCCGGCGTCGTGAGTCGGCGCTTCACAGGCTTCATCACCTCACTGCCCACCACCATCGACGGCTTCTCCGCCCAGTGCGTCATCAGCGCGTCCGACGTCCTGGTCCTGCTCGCGAACGCCCCGAAGTACAAGTCGATGATCGTCGAGGACTTTCTCAACGACCCGCAAGGTTCGCCGCTCATCGCCGGCTACTGGCCGCTGCACGAGCCCGCCGGCGCCGCCTACGCCTCCGACGTCTCCGGCATGGCCGCCGCCGGCTCCCAGTCCCTGACGCTGCGCTCCTTCGGCGTCTCCTCCGGCTCCGGCCTCACCTGGGCCAACACACCGGCTCCCGGCTTCGACGGCGAGTCCACCGTCACCTTCGCGCCCTCGGGTACGCCGCTGCCATACACCGGCGGCGGCAACACCGGAGCCCTGCCCAACGGCAGCTTCCTGCACGGCACCCTGCCGATCACCAACGTTGCGCAGGTCACCATGTGGATCAAGACGACCGTCGCGCTGCAGCCAATCTGGTCCTGGGCCGACACCGCCCACAACTACGCCATGGGCATGGACCTCACCCCGTCCGGTCAGATCCAGGTCTGGCAGGCCGCCATCAGCCCCGGCGGCACCGCCGCGAACGCCAAGTCAGGCGCCCTGTCTCGCACACCGCTCAACGATGGCGTCTGGCACCAGATCAGCCTGAAGATCCAGCAGCCGGTGAACGGCTTCTCCTTCACCGCCACCATCGTCGACGGCGACGAGGTGAACTTCGCCTTCGGGCCCGCCACACCGACCACCGGCATCTGCCCGAGCAGCGCCATGAGCCGCTTCTTCCTCGGCGCGGCCGAGGGCTGGAACGAGGACACCAGCGGATCCGGACTGGCGATGTTCACCGGCTCCATCAGCGACTTCGTCGTGCACCTGTACCAGGACTCGACCCTCAACCCGAACTGGTACAGCCCCTACCTGGCGGCCGCGAACGGGCACGCCCCGCAGAGCGCCGGGAACCGCGTCGCGCGCCTGGCGTGGCTGGCCGGCCTGCCCGTCCCCGTCGCCCCGTTCAACGGCCCGGGCACCACGATCACCATGTACGCGCCGACGACCGGCACCAGCAGCGCGGTGAACCTCGCCGCGACGGCGCACCAGTGCGGGCCGCAGTCCATCGTGGGCAAGAACCCGATCGACATGATGCGCCAGGCCGCGCACACCGAGAACATGCCGCTGTTCACCGACGCGTACGGGCGCATCACCCTGCAGTCGTCGACGCTGCGCGAGAACCAGACCGCCGCGTTCACGATCAGCGCCGTCGACCTGGACAAGTCGACCAACTTCCCCGACGACTTCCAGTACACCGTGAACCAGGTCGTGGTCACGCCGTCCGGCCAGGGCTCCCTGACCGTCGACACGGGCGGCGCTGCCTCGGTGGCCAAGTACGGGACGTACTCCGTCTCGGTCGACTGCGCCAGCGCGTCCGCGGCCGACGCTGCCTCGCTGGGGGCCGCGATCATCGGCCTGCAGTCCGACCCGCCGCCGCGCCTGGCCCCGCTCGCCGTCGACGCCGGAACCCTCGCCCTGCAGGCCGGCTACGGGTCCGCCTGGTACGACGCCGTCCTGGCCGCGACCGTCTCCAGCCTCGTCGGCGTCACCGGCTGGGTCGAGCAGTCCCCCTACGGAACGAACGGCAGCAGCAGCCACATCGTCGAGGGCTGGACCGAGACCCTCACCGCCGGGAGCCACCTGTTCGCCTGGTCGACCAGCCCGCCGCATCCCCCGTCGTTCCAGCTCGACTCGCCCACCCTCGGGCTGCTCGACAACCCCGCCGTCGTCCTCGCGTACTGACCAACCGCCTCACGGAAGGAGGCCAGCATGGCCGCCCGCACGCTGCCCACCCTGCCGACGTTCGCCGCCAACTCCGAGCTGACCTCCGCGCAGCTCACCCAGATCACGACCTACCAGAGCTTCTGGGCTAACCCGCCCATGTTCCGCGCCGAGCAACACAGCGTGCAGTCTGTCGCCTCCGGGACACCCACACAGGTCACCTGCGAGACCGTGATCCACGACAGCGACAGCGGCCTGGCCGTCGCCACCCCGTTCAGCTACGTCATTCCGTTCGCCGGCATCTGGGATCTCGCCGGCGGCGTCGGGTTCACCGGTGCTGCCACCGGCGTCCGGCTCGCAATGATCTTCCTCAACGGCGGCGCGATCAACGGTTCCGAGAACGAGTACGCCCCCTGTCCCAACTCGAGCAACTACCTGACCAACGCGCCCGGCACCTCCTGCAACGTCGGCGACGTGATCGCCCTGTACTGCGAACAGACCACCGGCAGCGCACTGTCCACGGTCACCTCCGGCCTTGCCTCCTGGTTCACCGGAAAGCTCGTCTCCCTCAACACACCCTGACCCCGGGAAGGACCGCGTCATGGCCATCCGCGCCAAGTTCCGCTGCATGACCGTCGAGCAGTCGACCGATCAACCACGCACCGAGGAGCGCTACGTCAACGGCGAAGTCGCCTCGGTCTCCGTCTGGGCCCGCACGTACCGGTTCAGCGCGAACTACGCCCAGGACGTCCCCGAAGACCAACGGTTCTCCCTCGCCACCCCGGCCGGCAACTTGACCCTGGTCGTCGACAAGCCCGACGTCGTCTTCGAGCCGGGCCGCTCCTACTACCTCGACTTCACCCCGGCCGACTGACCGCGAAGGGCAACCCATGACCCGCACCATGTACGACGCCGTCACCACCCTCAACGTCCCCGCCGGCGCGACGCTCGTTGCCGGGTACGGCGACGGCTACTACCAGAACATCGACGAGTTCAGGGCCCGCTTCCCGCGCGCCACCATCGTCGAAATCGCCGTCTCCTCGCACCACAACCTCGGCGTCGTCCTCGACGTCGAGACCGGCGACGCCACCCCCGCCGAGGCACCGGGCTGGGTGACCATGCGCCGCGCCGCCGGCGTCGACCCGACCGTTTACTGCAACTCCTCGACCTGGCCCGCCGTCCGCGCCGCGTTCCGCGCGGCCGCTGTCGCCGAGCCGCACTACTGGATCGCGCAGTACGACAACAACCCCGTGATCTTCGCGGGGGCAGTGGCCAAGCAGTACGCCGACCCCGGCCCCTACGACCTCAGCACCGTCGCCGACTACTGGCCCGGCGTCGACCCGAAACCCCAGGAGGATGACATGCCCTACACCCCGCAGCAGTTGGTCCAGTTCGCCCAGCAGGGCGCGGCCGCCGCGCTCGCCGACCCCGCGTTCCGCCGCCTGGCCGTCGCGGACAACCTCTGGTGGTGGGAGCACGCCCTCGCCGGCACCGTCCCGGCCAGCGCCTCCCCGGCGGCCGCCGCCGCGATCCAGGCAATCCACGCCGCGGTGAAGACGCTGGAGACCGAGCCGCAGCCGCCGAAGCCCGCCGTGAGCCAGGCCGGATAACCGTCCGTCCGTCCCGCCGCGACCAACCCGGACCACCCGAGCAGGAGAGCCAGCATGACCCAGGCCATCACCAACTACGGTGCGCTGATCGCCGCGATAGCCGCCACAGTCGGCCTCCTCGGCTGGCTCTCCCACGCCACCCGGCGCATGCACCGCTCCGCCGACACTGTCGACCGCGTCGCACGCCTCCTGCAGCCCGACGACAACAGCCCCGGCCTCGCCGAGCGGCTGCGCGTCCTCGAGGAGCGCACCGCCCGGATCGAGGCCGAACTACACCCCAACGGCGGCAGGACCGCACGCGACGCCATCATCCGCATGGAACGCCGCCTCGACGAGCTAACCGGCCGCCCGCCAGCCAACCCGAGCTGACCTACGCGCGGGCGGGCCGGACCTCGTCGACGGCATCGAGCGCCAGCTGCCACGGGTATGCGTCGGGGTTCCCCTTGCCGGGCTCGTTGGGCTCGAACCCGCCGGGGCCGAGGAGCACCCGCACGCCGGCCCCGCGCAGCGCCTCGACGCTCCGGTCGAACTGGGGGTGCTCCGTGAAGGCCCTGTTGACGCACGGCATCGTCACCAGCGGGATCCCCTTGCCGATCGCCTCCGCCGCGAACCCGACCGCGAAGTTGTGCGTGATCCCCTGCGCCCAGCAGTTCAAGGTGTTGAACGTCGCCGGAGCCACCAGGACCGCATCGGCGGGCGGCCAGACGTCCGGCTGTCCGGGCAGCTTGTACCGGGACCGCACTGGATGCCCGGTCAGCGCCGAAAGACCCGGCAGGTAGGCGTCGAGCCAGAGAGCCGCCGTCGGCGTCAGCCCCAGGCAGACATCCCACCCGCGGCGCTGCGCATCCTCGATCACGGGGGTGACGTTCAGGATCGGCGGGGCCGCGGAGCCGAGCAGGTAGAGCACGCGATCAGTAGGCATGCGGCACAGCCAACCCCGCGCCGTGCCAGACATGCAACCGCCCCCGCTTCGAGATCAAGCGGGGGCGGAATGCTCTACTCCCAACGGCGGCCGGGAGTACCGTTCCAGATGACTAGTCAGGAACGGAGCCAGTATGCCTCCTATGGACGAAGATCACATCGGACGGCGGATCGCGCACCTGCGCAAGCTGCGCCATCTCACCCAGCGAGGCCTCGCCGACCGCGCGCACATCTCGCTCGGCTACGTCCGGGCAATCGAACAGGGGACCAGGTCAGCGAGCCAAAGCACGCTCGGCACGATCGCCCGCGCGCTGTCCGCCTCAGTGGGTGACCTCCTCGGCCAGCCCTACCTCGTCGAGCTGCAGCAGGACCAGCTCGACGGCCTGATTCACCCGATCCGCGAAGCGCTCGACGTCTACGACCTCGGCGCAGACTCCGCGATCGAGCCGCGGCCGCTCGCCGATCTCGCCGCCGCCGGCGAGGAGGTCTGCAGGTCCATCCGCGCCACCGACCTCCGCGCCGCCGCAACCGAGCTCCCGGCGCTGATCGAAGAGCTCACAACCACGGCGCATCTCACCGAGACCGCGAGAGCCTGGGCCGCGCTGGCCACCGCCTACCGGTCCGCCCACGACGTCGCCACCAAGTTGGGGTTCCACGACCTCGCGTCCGTCGCTCTCGACCGGATGGCCTGGGCGGCGGAGCGCGCGAGCAACCCGGCCCTCGCCGGCCTGCGCCAGTACCTCCGCTCGCTCACCTACCTCCGCGCGGGCCAGTACCGGACCGGCCGGCGTCTCGCCGAGCTCGGACAGAAGACCGTGCTGCAGGCCGACCCGGGCAGCGAGCGCGACGCGGTCCAGGGCCAGTTGCACCTGGGCGCTTCCGTCCTCGCCGCGAGGGACCGCGACGAGGCCTCGGCGGCGGGCCACATCGAGGAGGCGCGGATCCTGGCCCGGGCCACCGGCGAAGTGCCACGCATCCACTGGATGAGCTTCGGGCCCACAAACGTCGACGTGCACCACGCCAGCATCCTGATCGAGCAGGACCGCTACGCCCGGGCCCTCGATGTCGCCCGAGGCATCCGCGTGCCCGAGGACTGGGCAGCCTCGCGCGCGGCTCACCACCGCGCCGAGATCGCCCGCGCACTCCTGTGGACCGGGCGCGCCGACCAGGCCTTCACGCAGCTGCTGCAGGCCCGGCAGCTGGCCCCGCAGCAAACCCGCTACAGCCCGATGGTGCGTCAGACCGTCGCCGAGCTGGTCGCCACCCGGCGCGCCGCCCCCGACTCACTGGCCAACTACGCCCAGTGGCTCGGTGTCCGATAGCACCCAGGGCGGTACCACAGATCTGTAGTACTTGACGCAGCGCGCTGCATCCACCCTGTGACTGTACGCACACAGCCGCAGGGAGATCACCGTGATGACACGCTCCGGGCCTGCCTGGATGCCGCCACCCGGAACCATCAGCGCGCATCCGGCGGGCGAGGACTGGGACGCGATCGTCGTGCCGCAGACGCGCGGCCTCGACGCTCTGCAGGTCCTCGACCACCGCACCGACCGCTACCCCGGCCCCGTGATCTGGGAGGTGAGCGCGCCCCAGGCGCGCCTGTACTTCCTGGTCCCCGCCGGCACTTCGGCGGAGTGGACGGTTGAGGGTACCCGGGCATGCGGGCGCGGCACGTTCATCGGCGTCCCCGGCCCCACCGTGATCGATCCGCCCGGGCCGCACTGGCTGTGCCCGCCGGACCCTGACGACCCCGAGGGACTCGTCGACGCCGACGCCCTGCGAGACGCGCTGCTGCTCCTGGCGCCCGGGACCGCGGCATGACCCCCACCCAGGACGACGCGGCCGCACCGCAGGCGGCGGATCCGGTCGTCGACCGCGCCGTGTGGCTGCGGCTGCGCGACGTCGCGCGCCGGGGCCAGCTTGAGTGGGAGGGCGCGGCACTCGTCGACGAGCTGCACGAGCTCTACCCGGCCTGGCGCGAGGAGTGGTGACGTGAGCGACAGTCAACCGCTTCCCAGCATCATGGCCGAGATCGCGACGGCGCTGCCGTGGCCGCCGGCCGAGCCCACGGAAGACACCATCTGGTGCGCGCACTGCGATTTCCCGCTCAGCGCCACCGCGCATCACCGATGCTGCCTCGGCTACATCGTCGGCGCACCCGATCTGCCGCTGTGCTCCTGCCCGTGCAACGAGCCGCGGCGCCTGGCCGCAGCGCAGCGCCGCCCCGATCCCTTCTACGACCGGCCGCGCTGGTGGCAGGTACTGGAGGCCGACCGGACGACTGTGCGGCGCGGGACATGAAGTTGACCATTGGGGGCACGCGCCGTCCGCGCGTTTGCGGACACCTCACCCTCGGAAGAGAGATGCCACCTGGCAGCTCGTCACACTTCCGCAGGCCGGTCCGTCAGAGACGCGGATACGTGCTCTGGTTGTCGGCCCTGGTGCCGCATGGACAGTTCCGGCCCTCGAAGATAGGGAGGCGCGCGCGATGGTCGCCACGATGCGCGCACGCGGCGTACAGCAGTCCTCCGACGCCCCCGCGGGCGGCCCCGGCTTACGCCGGTAGTTCGCCGGCCGCCGGATCACCCTCGCGCTCGCTGGGCCGGTCGTCTGTGAAGAGCCAGGTGATAGGGACCTTGAGAGCCAGAGCGATGGCAATGATGTGGTCCACGCGGGTGCTGAACTGTCCGAGCTCGATCCTGTAGATCGTCTTGCGGCTCAGCCCCGTTTGCTCCGCGAGCGCCTCGGCCCGGACGTTCCGCCACGTGCGCAGCGTGCGGACCCGGCCGCCGATCGCGATGCGCTCCCGCACCACGCGGTCTGTCTGTTCCTGGTCCAC